TTGCCTTTCGCACCCGTTTTGGGGTTCATTCCCCCCTATACTCTGACCAAGCAACTTGAAAGCGTATATCTTCTTCATTGTTGCTATTGCATCTCACATCAGCAAGCATCTCGGATAGGGTACGGTCTGACTTTTTTCTGTTGCAAATTCTGTGAACTGCTTGCAAGTTATCTATATCAGACGGATGTCCACCCCTTGAAATTGGAACTATATGATCAACTTCAACATACAAAGGATTGTTCTTGTCTTTGATTGAAGTATCTAATTCAAGTCCACATAAAGGACAAACAGTTGAACTTGCTGCTGAAAGTATACGCAGCCGGTTCTTGTTATAGGTGGTTCTGTGTTGTCCTGTATGGTCTGCACGTCTAGGCTTATTATTTGCCATAATATCTCCTTATATCTCCTATGTTCTTAATGGGGTAGGGGTATTTTTTAATGGGGGTACACAAAAAGCACCCGAATAATCGGATGCTTAATGCGAAAGGAAAACCCATACCATATAGGAGAATGATGAAAAAAATTGAAAACGATCTGCATTTCTTAACTTTTCACAATATCATAATACCACTATATCTAGTCTCAATCAATCTCAATCGTATTTGCAATTTAGTCAGTAATATCAAGGCTTCGGAGCACTTTTAATTGTTCCGCATAATCTAATAGTCCAATTAAACGGACACATTCACCACATAACCAAATCGTCTTTCCTTTGTTGTTAACGAACTTCAACATTATATCTTCGCTCAATGTCTTACGTTCTTTACAACACTTACACTTTGGCGTTAGAAATATCAGCATACATTTTGTCTCGCTTTCACGGAATCAATCAACTTCTGTCTGTTGCGGTCATCGTCACGTCTAATCATTCTATCCATTTCTGCTAATGCAATGTCATATCTGCGGAACATTGACGCACGACTCATTAAAAGGATGTCAGGTATCTTTTCCCAGCTAAAGCCTTGCAGATATCTCATTCGAATAATAGCACGTCCGTCTTCATCCTTAACACGTTTCGCATAACGTCTGATTTGTCGCTCGTACACATTGCGTTCGTGGTAAAGCTGCTTGATTTCTCGGTCAAGGTCTGCAACTTCACACATCCACGATTCATTGACATTACCGGGCGAAGACATTATCTTGTCTTTATCGTATCTGATAGCACCGCCTGTTAATCGTCCTTGCAATTCTTCACGTTGCAACTCTCGTTTAGCGATGTTCTCTTTTATCTTCATATACTCCGTGAGTAGCTTGCGAGCACTACTAGGTTTTTCGTTCAAGTTAAATCACCGCCTTTGTAACTCTGATATGATCTATATTGCTATATGGAATAGCAAACTGTTCTGTGTCATCGTTTTTTGTAACAATGAAATTAACCTTATCATCATCACAGATATTAAATTCATCTGTACTAAATACTAACTCGCATCCACTTAAAGTATGAACTGTATATACTTCATGTGCTGAACTATATCGTCTATACATATAATTACTCCTTTTCAATTAAATTGTTTCCTTGTTTCCGTTTCTTGGAAACATTTTGGAAACACTCTAAACGCTCTATTTTCAAGGCTTTAAGCCTTATATATATATAATGTTTCCAAGTTTCCAATATATATATACATATTTATGTTTATTTTTTTCACGTATATATAGAGTAAAAAAATATATATAAAAGGTATAGTGTGTTCCGAAAACGTGGAAACATGGAAACATACACTTAAAATGACCGCTCAACCCTAGTGAAATGGGCATTTTTCTGTTTCCTGAACTTTTAAAAACATATCGGAAACATCCTTATCCTTTTCGGAAACACCGTCTTCAATTATCGGAGCTTGTACGTCAAGTGAAAGTGGTATTGCTGCAAATTTCGATGTTTGTTTACCTACTCGCATTGTTTTTAAATGACGTTTAGCTTCACCGTTCCAAAGATAAGGTCTACCTTCTGTCATCCACGTAAGGAACGAAGCCATTTGTCCACCGATTGAATTGATAAACTTATTTAATTCTAATGGTATAAAATAAATAATATTATCTTCGGTAAAGCCATATTTAGGAGATAAATCTACATCACCGTCACGAGTTCCCGAAAAATGTGCTTTATTAGCCATATAAAAATCAAGAATGTTGTTATACATAGCCAAATTCTCGTCAGCATCACTTTTGGAACGTAACAAATCTATCGCCCAATTAGAGTCGATGTAAATTCCGTCCTTGTAGATGTAGTCCGTTGCTATCTGATCCGCAACCATAATCGCCGCAAGTGACATAATCTGTTTTTCTTCCTTAAGGTCTTCGTATTGCTTAATTCGATTGCGAATAACTTTTTTTGACAGTTCAAAATAACGCTGAATGTCTTCAATCGGCATTTCCTTAAGCACTTCAATGAACCTTTTACCGATATGTCCGTAATTCGTTGTTAAAAATGTGCAAATCTCGTTACCCTTGTCATCTGGGAATAGATTTCTACCGCCAACCGGCACGTCAATTACTCTGTTAATAACGCCACCTTGCGAACCTTCACAAGCGAGTGCACGTTCTCCGTTAGTGATGATGCAATTTCGCCAATTATATTGAGTCTTCATTCGGATGTCACCGTTAACAGAAGTAGCTCGTTCCTTGCCTTGACCTGAACACAACTGATACACCATAGCGGATAACGTTTCCTTTGCGTTCTTGTCGTTAATTTGGGTTAAATCGTCAATTAAAAGCGGTAAGTGATTTCTTGAGTGCATATTTATTTCAAGGGCTGTTTTGGTCGTTTTTGCGTCCGAGATAAAGCCACTTTCGGGATTGCCCCATATTGACGCATTAAGTTTTAACATGACCGTTTTGCCGATTCCTGTTTTGCCCCATAACGACAACACAAACGGAAGGACATTAAGCGGAAGAAGTAACACCGATGAGAGAGTAGCAGCCATATTAATAAGAATGGCGTTATCTTTCATTGCTCGTATTTCCTTAATATACTTCATATAGGATTCTTCATCGCCTTTTTGCTCGATAGAAGATAGGAGCTGAATCATTCTGCTATTAGCATCTAACTCAATTCCTTTATCGTAAGGTAAAAAGATGTGCCCGGTACCGTCAGGAGACTCAACCCAACCTAATTGATCCGTGCAAGTTAACTCCGGAATGATGTCAGCATTGTTACGTCTTAAATATGCTAAATACTTGATAAGCTGTGTAGCGTTCGTGTCATCTACGTCAATTCCGTTATTACCAAGTTTGAGAATTTTGGCTTTAGTTGAAATAGACTCTTTATCGACAACAAGTGACGATAGTTTGCCACGCTTATTAGTGAAGCATAACTTAACCTTGTAGGTCTTGGATGAAATATTGTAAAGTTCCGACTCAATCCAAATCGGATGCGAGCATATATCAATTCGACCGTTATCGGATTCTTTATAAACACCGTCATTTGTCGCTATGTATGAACCGCATTTATACTGAAGGGGGGCTTTTTTAAAGTCGGTATAATTTTCAGGGGCCTTATTCGACTTGGAAGGCTTTTGTTCCTTGCGTTTTTCCTTGAAATCGTCTTCCCAAATCTTATAAGTTTCTGCGAATACCTTTTTAGCACCAACTTCGGCAGCCTTTAATAAAAGTTGATTGTAGTGCGTTCTGCGAGCGATATCTGATTCAATGCTGAATAGTTCGTCATAAATCTTTGACTCCGCAAAGTCCTTTTTTGTTAGATTCTCGATGCCTCTTAATGTTGAGTAAGATTGATATTGCTGTATTGCACCTTGCAAGGATTCTAGACTTTTCATTTTCCGTTATCATCTCGCTTTCTATGTCTTTATGGTCGTATGTATCTATGAAATCAATTAAAATGTTCCTTATCTGATAAAGCTCCGCAACTTCATCCGTAAATACTTCTTCTTCGGATGTAAATGTTCGGTCAATGCGGTTAATTTCCGTCCATGTATTGTGAACCATTTCAATTAAGGTCAAGTTATCAAGCTGAATGTCCTTAACGACTTTCTGCGTTTGCTTATGCACTTCGATTAAGTGTCTTGTGCGGTCTGAATGTTCATATTCTCCACCAAGCTTAATGAACGCTTCCTTAAAATCGCAATTATCCATTAGCTGAACGAATCGGAACACATCGCCACTAGCACCGCATCCGAAACAATGAAACGACTTGTCGTATAACTTAAGTGAAGCGGTCTTTTCTCTATGAAACGGACAGCAGATAAATCCCTTGCGATCTATTCGAAGTCCGTACATCTCGACAACTTCACGCATTTTAACCGATTCTTTAATCTGTTCGCTTGTCATCGTCACCACCCCTTAAAATGCTAATAATCGTGCGTCCTGTGTTAGCCTTTGAGCAGAACTTAAACTCGTGCTTGTATACTATCTGAATTTTACGCATTTCCGAGAATAAGTATTTGCCGTTAATCTTGCTGAACGGAGATTGCCACCGTTTGACATCTTCTAAAGTGGAATAACCCGAACTTTCTATTAAGAAGATAATCTTAATGCCTTTGTCTTTGGCTCGCTGACATTCTCTGCGGAAACGTTCACGGTCTTTGGTGCATAAATTCGATGCGATTTCGTTTAAATTCTGCTTGCGGTCAATTCGCAGAAGCGGATTAGAGTCTTCGTAGAAGTCGGCGGTATCAATCGTCTTTATAACGAAGTCTTCTCCGCATTCCGTGAATTGCTTTAGGATGTGACTTATTTTTTTTTCCCTTGTATCGACTATTATCATTTAAGCGAAAGGAAGTTCTTCTTCTGTTACGCTATCAGGCACATTCACAAAACCGTATGCGTCAGGACGTGCCGCAGGAGTAGTAGAAGTGCTGTTGTTATCTGACTTGCTACCGCAAAAGTCAAATCTATCAACGATTATATCTGTCGTGTAATGTGTCTGTCCGTCTTTCTCATATTTGCCTGTTCTGATGCGTCCGTTAATAACTATCTCTGAACCCTTCTTAACGTACTTCACAAGTGTTTCGGCTGTTTTACCGAATGCAACACATCGGATAAAATCTGCTTCCGGCTGACCGTCTTTCTTGATGTCACGGTTAACCGCTAAATTGAAATGTCCTACTGTTTTGTCTTCTGTTCCATTAACTTCGATGTCGGCTGTTAATCTGCCGTGTAATGCTACTGAATTCATACTCATAACTATTTACTTTCTCCTTCATCTTTAAACTTCTTCATACATTCTGCACACAAAACCTTACCTGTATTGCGTTTAGAAATGTCAACCAACTGTGCAACCGTCTTACCTGCGTATGGCTTGATGATGTTACCGCAATTTTCACATTTAGTTGAACTGTGCTCGTGAATGCGGATTGCATCTGTCATTTTTCCGAATGCTTTTACTTTCTCGACTTTAAGTGTTACCATATTACCAATGGCACGAGAAGGATCATCGTCATTTGGGCTGAATAACTTCTTAAGCGTTTTACTGTTGGTCTTGTTAAGCACAAGCGGTTTAGTCTCTGCAAAGAAAACCGTAGGCTTTTGAACTTTCGCTTTTGTCTGTTCATCAAAACACTCTGCATATCTGATGTCAGTAATGGTTACATCCATTGTCGAACCTTCCGTGCCAATACATTCCGCAGAGATAAAGTTCGGATTGATTGTTTTAATCCAACTGTCCAAAGTTTGTTCGCTCATTTTATTTATCTCCCTTCTTAATCATTTTCAGATAGTATCTCGTCTTCGTAACCGTTCCACTCGTTATTGTGAGCACAACGTAAAAGTTCCTGTAAAAATGCCTTGTAATCTTCAGTACCGGCTTCAATGAATGAACTGTCACATTCATAAATTCTGACCGCATAAGGTGCTGTTTTTTCCTGTGCTATGAACACGAACTTGAAGTCTTCGAAGGTGTTTTCAAATAAGCCTTCGTGATACATACCGGCTTGAAGTCTGTAACCGTACTTTTTAACCGAACGTTCAAAGTGTCCGTCTTGGCACGAATCCGTTGTCTTGTAATCGAGACAGTAATATGTACCGTCAATCTCATTAACCGCATCAGGTCTTATCTTGCATCTGATACCTGTTTCATCGTCCGTCCACATAAGCGATACTTCATACTGTGGTTTACCTGAATACAGTAACTTTGATGCTGTCGGATGCTTCTTAACGGCTTGAGCCATTTCGAGTGCCTTCATATAATCGGACTCGGACACGATCATTTTGCCGGCAGCTTCTTCGATTAAACGATTGTATGTCTCTCGACCTTCCTTTGTGCGTCTGTCGATTCCGTCCGGCATAACGACAAATTCATCGTTAAATGAATCAGGCTCTAAAACGAGCTTGTGTGTAAGTGAACCGAAGATTAAAGCAGGTGTCGGCTCGGACTCAATCTTATTAAGTTTGTTATAGCGATAGTGTAGTGGCGATTTTGCCATTTCGAATAATTCCGAACGTGATATTCCGTCTAACTGACGATATTCAGACTGTGAAATTTTAAGAAATTGTTCCATTTTTTTCAAATTCCCTTCTTTCTTTTAAGTTAAGTTGATATTCGAGCATATTCTCGTAGATTGTTTGACGCTGTGCTGAATCAATAATATTGCGGTGGTACAACGTATCTACAATGTGCTTCCAATGTGCTAGTTCTTCGTCACGGCTTGAAACTTCGCCTTTTCCGAAAAGTAACCAATCCGCAGACACGTCTAAAACTTTGCATAACGAAACTAAATTGTTAATTTGTGGCGAATTGTAGTCGTTTTCATATTTGGATAGAAGATTGTCGGAAATACCTGTTAACTCCGACAAATACCATTGTTTGATGTCCTTCTTAATACGAGTTTGCTTCAACCGTTGCCCGAATCCTGCAATCGCTTTCTGTGGTGTTTTCATCTTTACTCCTTATTGTTCCTATACTTCCATATTTCGTGGTTTAAGTGAATCGACATCGAATGAGCCTTCAACGTGTCTTCGGCTTTAAGTTCGCCGTAAGAGATACCGAGTAAGTCAGCTTTAATTGAATCATGTACTAACTTTTTGCGACTTTCACGAGCACGTTTACGAGCCTTGTTAATGTCTCTCTTGGTGTAGTTAACCTTATCGGCTGCAAGTGGCTTTTTCATTCCTTATCCTCACTTTCCTGTGGCTCACCTATCAAGGAATATAACTGACTTCTCACAATGCCTATCTGTTCATCTATATAGCCTTTCAAGCGTTCCTGTCTGTCACCCTTAAACCACTTAGCCTTAAACTTCGTAAGTGTATTTCTGTAACAATCTTCTGAGGAATCGCCACTCTGCCACCATTCCAAATCATGCAGAACATCGCACAAATCTCTTATCAAATCATTCATTTCAGCGTCATACATTCTGTTTTCACATTCCATTGATAATGTGCTGTATATATAGCTATAACTTCCTCCGCTCATAATCATTCCTCACTCCCTTCATAAGCAGGAATATACGTCCAACACTCAACATAGACTTCGTAGTAACCGCACTCGCTGTAATACGCATACCAACCGGCACGTTTTTTATTCGGGAAGTCATACTTATCAACTTTGTATAAGTTTTTACTGTAATGGACTATGTCGTTGAAGTAACATCCCTTAGCCTTAACGAGATACTCACCTTCTTCTGTCGGTGGTTCCTTATGCCACTTTGTTCGCTCTAACACTTCAATCGCCTTCTTGATAGCTTCGCTTTGCTTTGGCATCAGCTTCAAAATTTCGGCTGCTTCTTTATTTGTCATTTAACATACTCCAATCTCCGTTTTTAGGTCGCCATAAATGAAGGGCATCAACGATATTGACGTATTCGCTCTTTTTAGGGTGAATCTGCACGACTTTTTCTTCTTCATCCCAGAATATGTTTTTTATCTCGCACATTTCATCCCAAGTTGGTAATCTTCTTGCCATGAGTTCAATACTAACGTGTTCCCAACCACCTTCATCTTCTCCAACAACAAGTGATGCTTGAACACCATTAATATTTATTAATCCGAATCTTATTCCATACTTATCCGGTTTGCCCTTCCACATTACTCTTTTGTCTATATGATTTAAATCTCGCATTAATCGTTCCTTTCTACTTACTGAAATAATGGTCTTTATACCTAAACAACGGTGTTCCGAAGTTATGGTATCGACTCATCCTAAAATGAAGTATCTCGTAATTAGTACGTTTCCGTAGTTCATCTCTAACCGCATCTCGTGTCTCTTTCGTTACAGGTACCGTGTTAATGCGATTATTCGATACTACTTCAAATTGGTGTTTCTGATAGATAACACCTGTTACCGACTTATTCCACGCATCGCATCTATTAAGTATGCAATCTATAACGTAGACTTTACCGAGATAACCCTGATCACCTGCTTCGGCTTCAACACATCTACATAAAAGCTCAAATTCGCTTTCACATAACTTGACTTCTGATTCGGCAGCAGACTTAACAGGAACGGTTATTACTTCTTCAATGTTAAGTGTATCGGGCATTGTCGGAACTGATACCGCAAGCCATATTGATATAAAGAACCCTGCTGTTAAACTATTCAATTCGCTGTCACTCCTTTAGCAATGAATAATCTCGTCAATTTCATCGTTGATAACTTCCGCAAGCCATTCACGACTAAACTTTTCGGTCTTGGTATGTTCAAAGCTGTGTTTAAGTGTAAGCATCTTGTCAAGTGCGGCTATTCCCATATCGAGTGCGTACTGCTTCATATGCTTATCTGCTAAAGCTTCACCTTTAAGGATTGCTACTGCATCTTTAAGTGAAAGTTCACGATAACTCTGACGATTTGTTGTTGGCTCCTGATACTTAATGTCTGTATAAAATATCTTCTTAAGTATTTTTTTGAGTTCGCCTTTAGCTCCATAACCATTCATCATCATCTGAACAATAGATGAATTATAATCGTTCGGAACGATAGAAGCCTTACGGACTACTCCTACTTGAAGCCCCTTTGCTGTTTCAACGACTACATCTGAACCTTCCTTAACATAGGTGTCATAGTTCGTTACAAACAGATATTCTTTTCCGGGTGTTGCTGTGTGTTCGACTGAACATAAAAGAATAAAATTCTGATCACTATTGATAATCTTATTAGTTACGTGTTCCATTTTCTTCTTATTGGTCTCCTTTAAAAGTATTTAGTCCTTTTTAAATGGATTTTTTAGTTAAAAAAATTTACGAATTCTTCAGGCGTAAGTCTTAAGAACTGTAACATTGCGGACAACTCATAGTCCTTAAATGAAGTGTTACCGTTAAGCCTATTGGATAAGGTAACAGGTGTCATTTTCATTGCTTCCGCTAATGCCTTCTTCTTAATTCCATGTTCCTTAAGATATTCATTCAGCTTCTTGCTGTTCATTATTGCACCTACCTTTCTTGTAATTTGTATCAGCTGATAGTTCAATCATAATGTACTCAATTCGATTTGTCAACACTAAATTATTGTTTTTTTTATTTTTTTTTGTTTAAGTCTTTAATAAAACGTATAAGCGTAGTATAATACAACTCACACACGTTTATTTTAATTATACGAAGGGAGTGTTATCATGAACCAAGATATAGGAAATCGAGTGAAAATGTATCGGGAATCGCTTAATATGACACAAGAAGAATTAGCACTAAAAGTCGGATATAAAGGAAAATCTTCTATATCTTCAATAGAAAAAGGGCTCGCAGATATTCCTTCCGATAAGGTTTCCGCTTTGGCAAAAGTTCTTCAGGTATCGGAACAAACGTTACGTTATGGGGATAACTTCTCAATGGTTGACTATATGCTTCAGACTAATCCTGCTGCCAATGAAGATATGATCATATTTACTCCGAAGATGTTGGAACAGTTACCTTATGGGGAATATAAGAAATTAAAAGCGTATCACGATAAGTTGTTAGAAGCGTTAAAGGATGATGAAGAATGAATATAAGAAAGTTACCGTCCGGCAATTATCAAATTAGAGAAACCTACAACGGCAAACAGTATACGAAGACTATTTCACATAAACCGTCAGACCGTGAAGCAGACCTTATAATGAATACTCTTATAATGCGAAAATCGGTCGAAAAAGGCACTTTTCAATTTTATGCAGACAAATACATCAACATCAAAGAAAACGTGCTTTCTCCGTCAACTATCTACTGTTACAAGCGTATATTAAAATATATCTCTGAAGACTTCAAACGCAAGGATATCAACGATATAACTGTTGCTGACATCCAAGCAGAAGTTAATACATATTCGCTTAACCATAGCCCGAAGTCTACACGTAATTATTTCGCTTTGATATCTGCCGTTTTTAAGACTTTTAAGCCTACAATGATAATTAATATCACTTTACCGCAAAAGATTAAAAACGAGCCTTATATTCCGTCAGAAGAAGATGTAAATCGCATATTAGAATCTGCTAAAGATAGCAAGTACGAATTGACATTGTATTTATGTTGTTTAGGTCTGCGTAAGAGTGAGATTATAGCTTTAACCGATGCCGATTACGAAAACGGAGTGTTGCACATTCAATCAGCAAGGGTATATGACGGTACCGACTACGTTAAGAAGACAACCAAAACCACGATGTCGAATAGATATATAGCGTGTCCTGAATATGTGCGGATGTTAATCGAACGTGACGGATTGCATTTTGACTTTCATATTAACAGTTTCGACCAATGGCTGACACGTCTGCAAAGAGATCTCGGCATACCGCATTTTTCTCCGCATAAGTTCCGGCATTACTTCGCAAGTAAGATGTTAACCGTAACGGATTCAAGAACGGTTCAAGAACTAGGCGGTTGGAGTAGCAATTATACGATGCAACGAGTATACACACATTCACTTAATGCGAAGAACATCGAGAAGCAGAAAGAGATGTTAACGAAGTTGTTCGGATAGGGTAGGGCAAATTAATACTTGGCACGAATTTGGCACGACACCTTATAAAGCCCCTATTTATGCGTGTTTTAATGGGGTTCGAATCCTCTCACGCACGCTATAATTAAACCGCTGTAAAGTCGCTATTTTAAAGGGTTCACGGCTTACAGCGGTTCTTTTATGCCAAAAAATATGCCAAAAAATTATAACGTATTTTCGCTTTTTTTCAGATATGCTATAAGTGAATTTGGCATGAAATTTGGCACGGAATCGACAGCTCAAATTTGAGCACTCGGACAACGAATAAGACCGCAACGCTAAAGGGGATAAACGTCACGGTCTATTCGGAAGGCATATAATGTAAAAAAGCAGTTATTTTTTTATTTGAATAGCAATTTAAAATTGTCAGCATAAAGAATAGCGGTAGAACTTAAACCGTGTTTCTTTCTCCATTCAGAAATAGCTTCGTTAGTTCCCCTGCCCCATACTCCGTCAGGCTTAATATCTAATCTCTGTTGAATTGCGGTCGTGAGATATTTGGTAGTGTTACTCTGGCTAATAGAGTTGTATTCCGGATAAGGAAGCTTAATCTGAAAGTGTGGACTATCCTTAAAGTTCTTCCAATTCGCACCGGCTTCAAAGCCATATTGCACCATAGTCCATACTAACGCCTTTGTGTCCTTGTCGTTAGCGTTCCATATAGCCTTATTGTCACGCATCGGAACGACATCAACGGCACATCTCAACTGATGAATTGACGATGTGACCTGTGTTACAATCTGCCCTTTATGTGCGTACTTAATCGGAACGTGCTTCTTATAAAGTTCGGCTGCCGTTCTGCCCTGTCCGTATAACCAATACTGACGTTCTTGTGTTCTGACAGTTTCCACGATTAACGGCTTAACATCTTTCTTCTTACAATCTTCAATAGCAAGTTCAAGAAGTACCTTAACGACTCCATTAAGACCGCTTGTGCTTCTAATCTGTTTCGGTTCGAGCATTAATCTTCACCGCCCTTGCTAGTTGGTAACTCAATGAAATTTGCATATAATTCTTGCATGACTCCATTAGCACCTAACTGATGATACGCATTGTAGACGTTTTCGAAGTTTTCTTTAGCGTAAATAGGAGCGTACCCTTTAGATGAATAGTGATTGTATTCGTCAATCATTTGTGCTCTTAATAACGCCTGTACTCCCTTCTTTAACATCTCCTGATCGTTAGCAACCTTCTTTACCTTTGCAACAAAATAACCGATTATCCCGGATAGAATAGAAGGCACTCCTAAAAGACATAGTATCTGATATGTTGTCATCGCTGAATAGTCTCCTTGTCTTTTCTTGTGAAGAAATAAGTAATAATCGCACCGTATGACGTGCAGTATAACGCTAATACTTCCTTGCTTGGTTCGTTAGGGTAGAACAGCAGGACTATTAACGCTACTGTCATAAGCAATGTGACAATAGATTTAAGGTCGATTAACTTTGCAATTTGCTCTCTCATAAACTCACTCCTTATATGAATCTATAACAGTTCGGCTCATCAAATTTGATTAGTCGAATTAATTTCAACGGACGCAGCGAAAGAAATTAGTGAAAGGAATTTACCTACTTTCTTTATATATTTAACTGTGGAGTGCGTCCGATAGCGTAAACACGGAGTTGAACCGTGTGTTGTCGGATAATGGGTATTCCGACACTTGACCGCAATTACGCTATTTTTTAATAGAAGAAGGCGTACACATTATAGTGTCCAATATCATTATACCTTGTCTAAATAAAATAGACAAGTGTTTAGAAGAAAAAGGCGGTATATTTCAACCGCCCTTTACCTTTACTCTGTCTGTTCATTAGTCTTTTCCGTAGTCTGATTCGTAGTCTGTTCCGTTGTTGTTGGCTTTTCTGTCTGTACCCAAACTTCGTGCATAACGGAATTAAGGTTATCGTCCATTAGCACTACGGATATTTTTTTTGAGCCTGCACCTGCCGTTTTAAAGGCATCGTGAAACTTGCGAAATGCCGTATCATAATCGTCATAAGGTGTCATATCTCTTGTTTCTGTTCCCGTTGAATTGATTATTACTGATACTAATTGAAATTTGTGCATAGTATTACTCCTTTCTATTTAACGCTTGATAGCGTAATTACTTGTAAAATACTACCATATTAAGGATAGAGTAAGACGTGTTACCCGATTTAGGCGTAAACTCGATGGTGTCATTAAAATTAATATAAAATGCTTGTCCACCATCTTCGCCACTATTACCGCTGATTGACGCTAATAAAAGACCGCATACTGTGTCTGTTGGCTGTAACCCCATAATGTTCAAAGCGTTACTAATAACATATGTATTTCCTGCCGTAGTTGCTGAATTGTATCTTGGCTGAACATATTTATATTTGAGTGGTCTATCGGCTAACTCATCATTAAGATTTTTAACTTCATAATTCGTATTAAGCGTAAATGCACTACCACTCGCAATATTACTCAACGCTTTGCAAAGTGTACCATTAAGATAAAACAACTGTCCATTTGTTATGGTGTTACCCGTGTTATTTGTCGTTCCCGTTGCTACGATAGATGTTATGTCGGATTTATTTGCCTTACTGTTTACGTCATCAGCACTCGCCAACCCTAAATCACCGCTTGTCTTATTTCCGATTAACGTCACTCCGTTAATCTGTGGCTTGTTGGTAAGGTCGGTGTAATCGGAAGTGCCACCGCCACCGCTACCATTAACCCATTTACCCGATGTCGCATCATATACAAGTGTTTGTCCGTCTGCAAGGTTATTTATATCAACATCGTTTATGTCGTCAACATCAAGAACAACATCACCCGTCATTCCGTTGACGCTATCGACCGCACCGCCACCGCCACCGCCTGCACTTGCGTATAATTTTGTGGTCACTCCGTCTATGGTTATATCGGCTATGTTTTCGCCACTACTTTTTCTCTGCGTTACTGATACCGTCGATTTGCCGTTCCACGTTGACTTTTCGGTATCGGTTACGAACTTATTAGTAGTTGAACTGTCGCTGATGTCATCCGCATCTAATTCAACATCGCCGGTCTGTCCGTTAACCGAATCAACATCACCGCTAGGCATTGTAACTTCAGATAACACGGTCGAACCACGTTTTAATTGAAGCTTATCACTCGACACGTTCAAAGTCTGACCACAAGTCTCAACATCATCGTTAACCGCATCAATCGAGTCATGCAATGCCTGACGCATATCACGTCCGAGATGTGCTGTACGGATTATCTCAAGTAAAGCTGATATATTTGCCATTGTTAATCACTCCTTTTAATCATAGTTTTTCATCGTTATTGAGTCCTGTGCCGGATCAGTAAGGTTTCGTTCTATCTTCGTTATGTAGAACAGTTCCGTTAAATAGGAATTGCCACGAATGGTACGAACAGTAACACCTTCACCGATTTCGAGACGATCTGTATTCGTAATCTTACTTAAATCGAATACCGAACATGATAACTCTTTCTTTAACTTAAGACTTGAACAAAAACTCTGACAGCGATTGCGTAACGCATTAACCGAAGTGATATCATCCCAAATCATAAATGCAGGTTTTTGACCGTATGTGTTTTTTAGAGTGTCGTTCCAAAAGATTTTAGGATCATCTGTATAAGTATCATCAGGAACATACCAACGCATCTTTTTACCGTAGTGTTCAATTTCTGTTTCTGCTCCAAGTCCGACAACACCTGTATAAAAGTCACCGTCTAATATGTTTTCGTGAAAGTCGATTAAGTTCGAGCCTACTTCAATTCGCTGTGAAGATATCTCTGTAAATGAACCCAAGAACAATTTTGTTTGAAACTTCTGCGTAAATGAATCGCTGTTGTATCTTGTCAAGAAGTGATACGGCAATTCGGGATATAAATCTTTTAATCGCATCAAAAAGTCATATATAGATTCTTGCCCAGAATATAAATTGCCCGGAACAACTGTCTGTCCATAGTCGCCAAAACTGAATTCATAGTGAGTGTTCATATCCGAGCCATAAGACTGAATGATGCCGAATCCAATTCTCCATTCAATATCAGATAATCTTACTCCGCTTAAGTCGTATGTCGGCATAAGTGAATTGTGTAAGCATATTGAATAACCATAAAATGAGACTGTTTTGTTTCCGACAAAATCTGTATGTACTTCGCTTAAGATTCCACCGAAGATGCAATCAACGACTGTGTTGTCTTCTGCATACTCCCATACTTCAATTCGTTCTTCATTGACGAATTTAAACTTGTCTATATAGGGATGATTAGCAGGCATTGTGAACGTAAACGAACCGCTTGCGTCAACTTCTTGAACGACTACCGCATCATATATTGCAAGCTCGTCAACACGGCTGTCATATATCATCGTTTGGTCTGTCCACCCTGGATGCCATATCGCCTTGAAATACATTACAACGCACCCCCCTGACAATAGATATCTACAACCGTTCCTTCTGCAGCGGAAATCGTAATCGTGTTAGTTCCTGCCTTGAACAGAAGATTATAGTACGGTGTCGCATCAACAGAAGTTACCGTAACCGTGTTAGTCTCGTTATCAGGTGTTGTTACGCTTACTGTTGCACTTGAACCACTTACAAGCTTAATTAAAGGTGTTTCCCAACGTTGCGAGCAATATACCGTTGTCGTTAACGTGCCGGTGGAAGTGATAGTTAAGTTTGTTGTCTCGTTAATGATGCCTTGGTCGAAGTCGAACGGATCCCATAACCACTCTTGATATGCTCCCCAAGTTTCAAGTGTCTTCCGATAAGGATTAACCGTAATCGTCATCGTAAGTGTTTCAATCTTGTCAGCATAAGCAGGAGTGATGTCTGTTATTCGACCTTCCCAATACCACCACGGATCATCATCGAATTTAATCTTGACTTTTCTGCCGCCTAACTCGTTCCACAACCGATTAGCTTCTTCGCTCCAAGATTGAACACGCTTATCTGAATAAAAGCCGAGCGTGATTGTTCTTTGTTCGTACTTTATCTGTTGCGTAGGCATTGCCGATAAATCAATAATTCCATTTCGAGCGGGTATCGCTAAAAAGTTAGTCTTCGGAACAGGAGCGGTAATGTCTTTACTTGTCAAGATAAGTCCAAAGTCCGTGAACGTGTGAAAGTCCTTATAAGTTGAAGCCGCTTCATACGGCGAATAGGCTCTTATCGTTGCTCCTTGTGTCGGATTATTAATAAGCATAGTTTGTTACACCCCTTTTCCTTGAATAGTCAATTTTATCGAGTGCAGCATTCATTTTTTTAGCTGTACCGCCTACAAGTGTAGTTCCGTCTAAATAGAGTTCCTTACCTTCTGTCGCAATCTGCTTAAGAAGTTTCTCGATAGTGTCTAATCTGTCCGTATACGCACTCTGTGTCGGTGCTGATGCGGTTAACATAGCAGAAGATGAAACAGTAGTTGGAATGTTGATATCCGTCATATCGTCAGCCATATCAAGCATTGCCTTTTCAGGTAAATTAGCATTCTTCTCGATACCGAGTGCAAGTCCTTCGTCTATATGACGTGAAGGGGAGTTAATACCGAAGAAGCCTTTTATCTTGTCTCCGATACCGCTTACCCAACCGCCTATTTTATCCTTTAACCACTTTGTTTTATCTGAAATACCGTTCCACAAACCTTTGACGATGTTCTTGCCGATATCCTTGATTTTCTTGACGAATTTATCAAAAGGCTCTTTAATTTTCTTAACAACGCCTTCGATTTTTTCTTTGATATTCGCCCACGCTTCAATGAATTTGTTGAGTGCTTCGCTTGCCTTTTCTTTTAACTTACCCGGTAACTCTTTGAACGCATCAAGCATCTTCGTGAACGCTTCCGAGCCGACTTCTTTTAACTTATCAGGCAATGAAGCCAACGCATTGACGATAGAAGTAACTATCATCGGAATTGCTTCGATGAGTCCAAAAATGATCTCCGGTAAATGAATGACAAGTTGAGCCACCAAATTTATTAAGCCTTCGATGAGCAAAGGCAAATTATTTATGAGTCCATTTATCACATTCTCGATAACGGTCGGGAGTGCTTCCACAAGAACAGCTATAATTTCAGGGAGATGTGTTACTAGCGACATAACCATTTCAATTAAGCCACCGACAAGCTTTGTAATCATTTCTTCGCTTAACAGACCGTCTATCAAAATCTGTAAAAGTTCCGGCAAAGAGTCGAGAAGTTTTGTGGTCACGTCAACTAATAAATCAATTACTGTTGAGACAAAATCAGGTAAAAAGTCCGAGAACAAGCCCGGAAGTTCATCAATTACCCAATCTAACAGCGGACTTACCACTTCGCTAATGCTACCTAAAACTTCCATTACGACAGGAGCGACATTCTCAAGTGCCGTTGCGAGCGATTCTGCAAGATTAGTCGTTAATGTTGACATATCCGCATTTTTATCGCCTAAACCTGTTAACAAGTTTTGCCAAGCACCCTTAACCGTATTGAGCGAGCCTGTAATAGTTGTACTTGCTTCTTTTGCGGTTGTGTCTGTTATATCCATATTTGACTGTACTACGTGAATAGCTTCAACGATATCTGCATAAGATGATATATCATATTCGACACCACTTAACTCCGTTGCCTTATCAAGAAGCTGTTGCATTCCTTCTTTCGTTCCTGCGAATCCGAGAGAAAGATTATCGAGCATGGTGAAGTTACCACGAGCAAAACCTGTATAAGCATTCTGCAAAGACTCCATGCTCGTTCCCATTTTGTTTGCGTTATCGGACATATCAGTTATCGCCATATTGGATAGTTCAGCCGCTTTCTGTGTGTCTCCACCAACTGAATTGATTAAGGCAGCAGAGAAGCTTGTTACCGTTTCCATATACTCATTAGCCGATAGTCCTGCGGTCTTATAAGCTTCAGCCGCATTATTCATAACGGTTTCTTGAGCGGATAGCAAGTTGTCATAATCCGCTTTGGCTTCATCAACAGTTTTTCCGACTTTAGCCGCATATTCTTCAAGTGAACGTCCACCTGCTCCGAATAACGTCTCAATACCACCCGACAACTGTTCAAAATCAGCATAAGCCGATGTTGCGTCTTTTACGACTTTTCCGACAGCAACAGCAATAGCACCTGCCGCCACTCCGATACCTTTTGCCGCACCTTTAAGAACGCTAGTCATTCCAAGCGTAAACTTGTTGCCGGAGTCCTGACCTTCTTTCGTAAAGGAATCACTTAATTTATCCTTAATTCCTTCCGTAGTCGGTATGACTTGAACGTATGCCTTTGCAAGTTCTATTCTTTCAGCCATAGTTTATCCTTTCCCACTTAAACGATTCCATTCGTCCATGAAGTCCGAACCGCTTTCGAATAAGTGATAATCTGTCTTTTCCTTGTGCTCGCTAACTAATCCGTCAATTAACATATCAGGTCTTTTAACGCCCTTCATTCCGTCTTCGGTCTTGCTCCACCAAAGAAGCGACAACCTATCAGCCGCCATTGCGTTAACCGCTGTCGAGAACGGCACCTTGAACCCTAATTGACGTGACATTGTTCGGGAATCTATCGGAAGCCCACAAACCAATGTCGCTATAAAAAAAAGAGACTCCGAAGTGTAATCTTTAATTCCATAGTATTGCATCAAATCGCAGATTACATCGTCTTCGGAGTCTTCTAATAGTTTAGCGAGCATTAGGATTTTTTTGCTTCATTCATTGACGAGAATATTTCGCCAAATTCCGCATACATTTTATCTATCGGGATTCTGCCCGACTTTGTAGCAACGTGTTCACATAAGCGTGTATATTCGCTGTCGGATAACACAAGCGAAGCCATATCCTTAAACAGAAACATCTTGTCTGTATCAGATTCGGTCTTGTCAATCTCTCGAAGTATCTCAAGAACTCGCATATCGTTCATTGCTTCGATTTCAACCTGACAAGTAAATCCGCTTGATGTTGTGACTTCTTTATATCCGTCTTTTACTTTCTTTGTTGCCATAAGTTTATTCTCCTTAACACTCTATATAAAATTATCTGTATCGGTTAAATTTAAGCCGTTACGCTTACTGTATAAGCCTGTGTCGTTCCGTCTTCGGCTGTTACTGTGTATGTAACATCGTTTGTAAAGTCAACCGCCTGTCCGCTTGCCGGTGAGATAGTAGCCTTTGCAGAAATCATAATCTGTGGAACTTCGGCTGTAATAGTGCCGCCTGCATCAGATAACGAAACTGTATGAGCTGTGTTGTCGATTGTAGCAACCTTACCGTTTATAGCGAATCCAAGAATCAACTTCTCGCTTGAACGCTCTGCTGACGGTGCTTTGATATATTCATCGTGAGTAACACCGTTTGCATCCGGATAAGCTGTAAGAGTAATCTCATAAGCGAGCGGATCTCCTGCCTTGTACTCAAGGTCTGATAAACCGCTTAACTTTGCTTTTCCGATAACGATACGTTTCATTATTCCACCGTTCATAATCATATCAACTACGAACGACATGTCCTGTACGTCTTCGGCTGTTGCTTTAACGTGAATACCGCTTACAAGTGTTCCTGTAACGTTATTTGAACCGTAAACCAACTTAAGAACTTCTGCATTAAGAACTTCAAGAAGCTTGGTTGTGAATGTATCTGGTCTTCCTGTTGTAGATGAAAGAACGATTGAACCGCCCCATTCCTTTGTATCGGAATTGCTCGGTGCGTTTGAATTCTTTAATCCATCTTCAGAAATAAAACCAAGATTTGTGAATGCCGCATCAAGTGCCGCATCTGCCGAAGTTGGTAATGCTGTTCCAACAGGTGCCGCCCATATAGCACCACCGACTTTAGGCTTTGCTGTTGATACATTAGCAGAATTGTTATTTGCCATTGTATATACCGCCTTTCTAGTTTATTTGAATATCTTTGTTGTAATAGTACAACTTGACTTGTAACTGATATCTGTATTCTTGTGTGGTTGAATTGTGATTTGGAAAAGGTGCATTTACGACTTCAACTTTGGTTACATCATCTGTATTCCAATTAAGAAGAAGCTGTAAAACTGTATTAGCAATCTGTGCTGCTCGAATGTCTTTCTGTTTAGAGAAGCAGGATATAAGAACTGTGGAATCCCATAACAAGTCCGTCATGTGTGTTGCTTGGTTCTGAACGATAATATAATCGGTCGTAGATGTTTCAGGCAACGTCTTCGGCTTCATTATACACACGTTCTTACCGCAACTTGTCTTATCAAGTAAGTATTCTCTTACGATAGCTTCAATCATAATCTGTCCTACCTTACCACGTTATTTAGTAGAGTATTGTTATTCTCGTTGTCAATCATTGCTTCACGTGTTACCGGAGCAACACCGAACACATAACGCTGTGGCATTGCGTGCTGATCTACTTCGTAACCGTCGCCGCATTTCATTGCAAGGTCGTTCGCAACTTGTTTCGTATATTCCGTTAAGGAATCCGACTTTAAAAGTTTTCCGACCGCATCATAATTGACCGATATTTTAGCCTTACTCATAGCGTTTCACCTTATAGTGTGCGTTCCAATCAAGCGGAGTCATTTCGTCTATCGTCTGACTCGGTGGGCTAAATACGAACCAATCTTGACCGAAGAATGTAACCACTCTATTAGTCCAAGTGTTTGTATCGCCCTTTGGAATGCACAACTCATATATTGACTTTTCTCCGTAAAAGTTAAAATCCGTTATCTGTTCTTCCGTTGTTAGCGGTCGAACTAATACGTTATCAACTGTTACGTCTGACTTTGTGACTTCTTCGTTACCCCATTCGTCATATCCTGTAACTGTCTCTGCATGAAGTGTAACTGTTATTCCTTTAATTAAGGCTGCCAAGTTTCAATCACTCCAAATCTTTGACGTGTCAGCATAAGTCGTGAGAGTTCCGACTTTTTAATGAACATACCACCACCGGCATTAAGGAACGTTCCGCTAACGGAATAACCACCTGCCGACTCACTATACTGTGACATCGGTGCTCCGCTTGTTGGTGTCATTAAGATTCGTGCAACTATATCGACTATAACTGACCGAAGTACATCCTTATAAGTAGCATCTTCTGCTAAAACATCCAAATCTTTTCCCACTTTAACCGCTTCGAGCCTTAACGCATCTGTCACGACAGGTATAAGTTCTTCTGTTCGTGCTTCTTCGGCTTGGGATAGCGGTCTGAATAAGTCAATCACATCTTGTACGGTGCAATATACCATTTGTATTCCCCCTAATAAGGAAGGGTGCAAATGTTACTTCGCACCCTTTGTTGACTTTGTAGACTTCTTTTCGGATGTTGTCTTAACTTCCTTTGTTGAAGTCTTCTTTACTTCTTTAGTTGGCTCGTATAAAACTACTGTCATATCGTAACCCCCTATGCTGTCTGTAATGTAAGTCCGCTTAAGTTGTAGATTCTTGTTTCAGAAACTCCATTCTTTGTAAATACGAACTTAATCTGCTGTGTATCTTTGTTGGTGATCCTGATAACGATGTTCTTATCAGAATCAAGTGTAACTTCACCGAACTGACCGCCAAGAAGCTGACATTTGGCTGTTACACCGCTTCCGTAAGTACACTTCAACGCAATATAGTTACCGCTTTGCAATTCTTCGTGAGATTCGTCAAAGCCTGTGTAACCTGTTACATATTTAAGTGTACCGGTAATGGAATCAGTACCAACTACGATATTCTCCTGCAAAGTTTTGGCTTTCTTGCCAAGAAGTTCTGTCTCGCCGTCTTCAGGATTAACGGCAAGACTAGTTATTCCCCCTGTTCTACTTCAGCAAAAGCAGCGTCATCAAGGAATGCCCAACCGATGAATGCTTCGGTTCTTAAGCATACTTCATTAGCCTGCTTAAGGTCATAAGAACCACCGTCAGGATTACCAAATTCGATAACTTCTAACGGAATGTTGAGAGAGTAGCCCCAACGGAATGCGTTAGCGAAATCGCCGACATAAACTCTAGCACCTTCACTATTAGCATTAACTGAACAGTTAACGTCTAATGTTGCACCGCCAAAATTTGACGGAACGCCGCCGAATGCAAAATCAGGATATTTTCTTTCGCCGCTGTTCTGTGTAAGTCCTGCCATTGCTGTTCTGATAGTAGGAGCGATTACAATACCTGTAACTGTCTTTTCAGCATCTTCAACCTTTGCGATTGCTTCTTCGATGTTGGTGTCGATTGCTGTTGAATCGTGACCGAGTGTAATCTTGTTAGCTGCTGAAGAATAATTAGCAACTACATAATCAAGGTTGTTGTTTCCGATTACTGCGGAAGCTGAACCTGTTGCCGGGTTGTTACCGTGCATAGCCATTACATCGATTCCGTATGCAATCTTCTTTGCGAAGCCTTCTGCGAACTGTGTAAGGATATCGATTCTCTTTTCTTCGGAAGCTCTTAAAAACTCATCAGATATACGAGCCTGATATACAACCTTAACAGGTCTAATCTGCTTTGATGATACTGTTGCTGATCCGGCTGGCTTTGCTCCACCTTCACCAACTACGGAAACGTTTCCGTCAAGTGAGAATGTGAATACATCGTCACCTACGAATGATACAGGCTTTGCTGCTGATAACTTTGCGAGTGAAGAATGTCCTGCTACCTTGTTGAACACTTCTGTGATAAGATTTGCAGGGAATAATGTTGACTTTGTAACTGTTGGCATAATCTTTGTCCACCTTTCTTTTTAATTGTCGCTTAATGCGTTCGACATTGACTTAAATGCCGAATAAAAATCTTTCTGATTCGAATCTTTGGTTGATTCACCTGAAGGAACTACTGTAATCGGCTCACTAACACCGATAACGGACTTAAGCTGTTTAGCACTTTCTCTGATTGCGTCTTCTGTATCGCCCTGTAAGAAGTTAAGGGCGTTAGAAGGAATGTTGAACTCTGCCGCAATATTAAGCCTTGTCTTGTCTAATTCGTATTCGTGAATAGTTTTATCCTTTTCAGATAAAAGACCGCTTAATTCGTCATTTTTTGACTTTAGGGCGGCAATTTCATCGTCATACGCTTTAGCTTTTTCATCAAAGCCGCTGAACTTCTGATTAAGTTCTTCAATCTGCTTCGTGAGTTCTTCATTCTTGGTCTTATAAGCCGCATATTCTGCAACTTCGCCTTCATGCTTTTTGTTAAGTCTGTCAATACGGTCTTTAATTGCCGCATCAAATTCTTCCTGTGTCTCAATAACCTTAAATTCTGACATATATAATCCTCTCTTTCCGCTTGAGTGTGCGTAGTATATATTGAGCGTTCGCATAAATAACTTTGCAAATGCGAATATAATCTTTGCGTTTGCGAAGATAATCTTTGCGTTCGCTTAATAACTGATTTGTTGCTTTTTTGTTTCCTTAAAGGTAGCCTGTACCCAATGTGCTAATATTAACGAGTCAAGAATTCCGACATCGCACCCGGTCTTAATTGATTTATAACCAAAGCCGCCGTGACTTCCGATTGCTCGCTTTTCGCAATTTGTAACCGACTCCGCAACTTTCTTCTGATTACTGTGAATAATCGTTTGCTGATTGAGTGCTAGTTCAAATTTGGCGTTAGCATCAATGTATTCTTGAACCGTAGGCATATATAAGCCTTTGATTTTTGCATCCGTGAATGCTTCCTTAACGATTGAGCTTGCTTGTTGTCCGTCAAACGCTATCTTGATAGGCTGCGTCTTAAGTCCTTTAACAAACCCGACTACCCAATCAACCCCTTCGATTAACGGTCTGCTGTCGATTTCTTCCACGAAGACTTTATCATCAGCGGTCTTACAAGCAACAGCAAGAGAGATGTTATTGCTTTCTTTTCCGCACTTGATACCTAAAGAAATAGCACCCTTTAACTGTGGTTTTTCCAACAGTTCGAGTGCCTTCCATTGTGCTTCGGTTATAGCGGACTTAAGCGAATATTTCAGCCACAAACCAAGTCGCTGAATGTTAAAGTCTACTATATCTCCGTTAGCTTCGTCTTCAATTTTTCTTTCTGTTAAAACAAGCCCCAAAGAAGGGTTCGTTTCGTACCACATCTCACGATCATAAAAATCGTGTTGTTCTTCAACCGCCCATTCAGCCCAATATGAATGAGCACTTTCGCCTTTTAGCGTTTTTTCTCTGTACTTCACAAATACAGTTCCCGAAGAAACCGCTGTCGGTGGAGTACCGCACATAATGGTCTGTGGATTAGCTGAATCTGATACAACGTACTTCAACGCTGATTCGTGGTCATCTTGATATTCCTGTGCTTCGTCTACTACAAGTAAATCGAAACCTTCACCAAGTCCACCCTTGCCGGAACGTGTTCGAAAATCTATCTGTCCACCGTTCTCATCAAGGATGCGTATTCGTTCAAGTCCGAACTGTTTCGAAAAAGTGTACGATTTTTCGTACTGTTTTTCTTTATCCATTCGCTGAACTTCTGTATAACCCCTGTTATCAAGTTCCTTCACAAGTCGAACTGCTGCCGAATGTGATGTTGTCGTTCGATGTGCTGTGTGAAGAATCTTTTCTCCATGCAACAGACCGAATAGCTCTCTGATAACAAGAATCTCGCCTTTTCCGTTTCGTCTTGGTACGGAATATCCGACTTTGGAATGAACCCATAAGCCTTCGCTATCCGTTGCCATTATGTTCTTGATAATGTGTTCTTGCCACTCCATAGCCTGACATTTATCGGTATTATATATGCCGATTGCTTCGTCAGCTAAATGTGTGTCGTGTTCGGCTTCGAGTAGCGTGAACTCTGATGTAGGTATCTGCCTACCTAACCGCTTTTTGTCTGCCATATTTTCTCCCTTAAAGGTATATTTATGATTAAGCTTTCTTCATTTTACCGTTTCGCATCTTATACGAAACAATGTCGATTCGCTTATCAACTTTGTATTCTATCCAACAAGTGCAGTTTTCATGGAATCGCCAAAAGTCTTCGGGTTCTTCGCCCTTCCTGTAAGCAACTCCGTCTGCAATCTTGTCACACCACTCGCAACAATGACCGTCTGTTCTACGTGTCATATAAGTGTTGAATCCTGCTTTCTGTTGAAGTCGTGAATTGAAATCAACAAGCTCGTTAACACCGTCTTGAGCAATGTTATAACCGATTCCGTCATTGAACACTTCCGACAAGTGAAGTAGGAGATTGTTGTTATAATCTCTGGTTAAGATGTCGAGTAGTCCGTCAATTCGTGAATCGTCTATCTTTGGAAATCTGACGTTCATGTGTATGTCTGCCGCTTCGTTAGTTAATCTCTGGGCAATCGAACCGATTTCTGCAGAATGATTAAACAAGTACCGATATTGTTCGGCGGTTAATCTGCGTAAGTCTTCGTATGCGATGTCGCTGTTTGCGATTTCTCGTAAGAGCGAAGACATCTTTTCTCCGGAACGCTCGACAGCCCTATTTGCGTTAAGCCATACATTACGACCGTTTTCAAGGTTTTTCAGATAACCCTTGTAAACGTTGTCTGTCTTTTTCCAAGTGTCAAATTCCGTGACTATTTTGTTTTTGTAGTATTTATAATCCATTAAGGCTCACCACCTTAAATACCTGTTAACTCTTTAAGCTTTTCTTCCGTGATGTATTCAGGGAATGCTTGCTGTAACTTAAGAACCGCATCGCCTAACGCACCAAGTGAATTGATATCAGGTGCGAACGAAGGCTTCCATACAACTTCTGTATCAACGAATGATTCTCTGTCTATATCTTTTCCGTTACGGATTGAAGCAGCCACAACACCGACATTGATTAAGTTCGTCGCATAACGTGATTTAGCCTTATCTGCTGTAAGTCTTAATACATCGTGACTTGCCTTAATCGCTTCGGCACTCTGCGGATTCTCTGTCGAAAAGCCCATATCATTTAATGTAAGTCCAACTTCTCCGGCAAAGAGTGATGCAAACATTTTTAACTGTTCAAGATGTGGAGTCATGCTCTGTGTCGAGAACTGTCCTAAAATCGGATGATCACCGCTTTCGTCTTTTGTGAATGTAAGAAGACTTGACATTGTAGCCTTCCATTTTTCCATTGGTTCTGCGTCCTGTGACAAACCTGTTACATACTTCTGCGGATAAGAGAAAAACTCTGCACCGATTTCGGAACGCTTAATAGTTCTGATAGCAGAAGCAGTATAGTCCATACACGCACGACTTATTCGACTATGTCCGAACGGTCTTGATGCTGACGGACGGAAGATTATCGGAACTAATGGAATACACTTATACGGTGTCTGTTTAACTTCAACTTCTTGTCCGTTTTCAAGTAGGTGAATTTCGCCCGGAATGAAGTAGGCTTCTCTTACCTTAAAAGTCTTCGTCTTATCCCATTCAAGAACCGCATATCCTTCTGTTAACATAAAGGTTACAGGATCTATAACGCCTGTTGCACTATCGGCTGTAAGGACTTGCAACTTCGGATAGTTGTCTGTCGGCTGCAAGAACACGAACGAACACGAAGCAATCAACGATTCAAGTATCATTGAATCTATTAAGATGTCCTGATTGTTGGCTTTAAATATCTTATTAAGTTCGAAGTTATCATTGCGAAACTCTTTAAAGGATAATCTATCCGCTAAAGAGTCAACACCCTTTGCACACCAACCGAGCGTTGACATAAAGTATCTTAAAGCAGGTGGAGTAGAGATACCCAAGTCTCTTATAGTTTCATGTGCATCATAGAAGACATATCTCTTTTTAACCTTGATTGATTTATCTGCTAACTTCTTTCGAAGAACGTCTATTCCTAAAATCTGCATTTTCACGTTCCTTTCTTTTTATTTACTGTCCAATAAAACGGACACTATGCGAAATATTTGTGCAGT